CATTGTAGAGGGGAGAGAATAATGTTGCTAAAATCACACGTTAACGAATTAGTAAACATGGATGCTGCTGGCCTTAGCAGAATAGCAAGGCAGAGTGGTTACAAGGATGCTAAGTTCTTGGACTGCGAGTTTGTGGGCATTACGAACGGCGGTGACTTTTGTTACGGAGTGACTTACAAGGATTATGAATACGGTGCTTGTAAGGTATATGTGCGCCGTAATGTTGCTGGAGACTACGTAGCAGAATACTAACAAAAAAATGGTTGACATTTTGGATAATTCCTGTATAATAGCTGCATACGTTAACAAAACAGGAGCTAAAATGTTTAAGCAAGCTAAAAACACTACTGCATACGCTAAACTGTCCTTTTGCAAAAAACTGCAATTGTTTAAAATGCTAGTTGCTTTTAACGTAACACAGCGTAACGCTAAGGGCAAACTGTTGTTTCCTGTGCAACAAAAATGCAATTTTGTTAGCGGGCACTTTGAGTTGCAAGATTTGCACAGGCAATTAGCAAATGCGCAAGAATTACTGCGCACACAAAAAATTGTAATTGTAGAATAATTTTGGTTGACAATGTAGTGTATGTGTGCTATAATGTACACATACACTAACAAAACAGGAGCAGAAAATGTTTGTAGATAGCGCACCCGCAGTAGAGTTTAAAGGTCAAACTTATCGTATGATACACGGTAGTCCATTCGATCGTGGTAGTGCAGACAGCTATTATCATCGTGGTGCAAAGCCGCACTGGTACCCCGAGGGCACTGGGCATGGTGAGATGATAACTGAAGAGCGTATGAGCCAGGAAGAAGTTGAAGCATACTACGCAGGCTACGACTACAACGAGCAGTACGGCGACAAGAAGAATTGGGGTTAAAGAATCCGGTTACTACTTTCCTGAAAGTGGCGCTTGATTAGCGATAGAGATCCGGTGGCAGAAGACCGTTAGCGAGGCAACCCCTCAGACTCTGATAGGCAGTATCCCTCTGCACACAGACATACAGAATAAAAGGGATGGACAGGGTAACAACTCCAGCATAGGGGCGATCCGTGGAAAGACGTGGCCTAAGCAGTTATATCGAAACATATTAGTTGCCCTTGCAAGCGATTGCATTGAGGACTGCGGAATCCTGAACATACAGAGTGCCAAGAAAAGCGAGAAACAAATTGGAAACGATTTGCCAAGCGTACGGCTGCGTCAGGCTGATTCATTAGTGTGTTTCGATATAATTCGGTTGACAGCTAATCCATTTGGTGCTATAATATACACATACTAACAAAGCAGGAGCAAAAAAATGGAAAAAGGATGTTGCCCAGTTTGTAACGGATCAGGTCGTGTGCCAGCAGGCGATAACAAATACAAAAACGTGATCGCAGGCTATGACAAGGCCACTGATACCTTTGAGTGTACTAACTGCGGTGGACAGTATATGTTCAGCAGACCTACTGGACAAGTGGGACTGAACAGAGATGGTGTGCCCTGTACGCACAGTTACAAGGGTCAGAACGTAGGCCGCTGCCTAACAGAATACACCTGCGAACACTGCGGTGACAGATACCAAATTGATTCGGGAGACTCGCTTCATTTAACCGTAAGCGTCAGATCATCGATGCATTTATTAACGATCTGCATACCCATCAATTAAAATATATTGATGAGGCTGTAGAGCAGAGTGATATGCGACAAGCTCGCGAAGTTATTGATTATATAAGACAGCTATGACACCTAATACACCTAGATTCCCCGGCGACCCAGCAGACTACGACTTACCTCCGCACACGGATTAGTTATGAATATAACAACCACAGATGCCATTGCTCTAGCCCTGCTCATCGTTGTAGGAATGCTAACTTTAGTCTACTTGGGCTGGCAGATAGCAGCTCTATTTTTCGGTTGACATCCCGACGGTTTGGTTATATAATTTGTATTACTAAATCAGATAGGAGAACGACATGAAGAGATCAGTTGTAGCCATCACAGTACTATTAGCAGCGAACTCGGCCTGGGCGTGGGGAGACTTTGAGCGCGGTATCGCAACAGGCCTTGGCGGTGCGTGGTTGTACAATCGTTTGACCCAGCCGCCTGTGATAGTTCAACAACAACCTAATTATACTGTCTTGCCTGGCCCTAATCCCTCAGTCTACGCCAACCCTGGATATCAGCCTAGACCCTACTACTGTAGAACTGTGCCTGTTCAGGACACTCTAGGCAGAACCATAGCATTTCAACAAGTCTGCGAATAATGGTTGACAAGTAGCCCAAACGGTGCTATAATATACACATACTGAAACAACAGGAGCGCGATATGGGTTACAAGGTACTGGCAGACAAGTGGGAAATGGACGCGATGCGTGACAATGGGTTTCTGGCAAAATTTGGTTGACATCTAGCCCAAAAGGCCATATAATAGAGTCATAGTTAGATACAAGGAGCCAAGAATGTTACTAGTCATCACAACCCAGCTGCAAGAAAACTACGGTGCTCACGACTGGGACGGCCAAGGCGCTTGCCCACAGTACTGGAAGTTCAAAGGCGGCTCAGAGTACAAGGTCAAGGGTGTAGAGATCGGCATGGACTACCAAGCTATCGTTGACGGCCTGCGTGACCAGATTGAAGAAGACAGCGACTTCTACCGTGTTACCATCATAGGCTACAGCCTCGAAGCTGACGGCTATCTAACAGACTTTGAGCAGAGCCAGCTGGACTATGACGGATCAATTACATTTCCAGCAAGAGAAATTTTGGTTGACAGCTAGGCCATTTGGTAGTATACTGTAGGCTAAGTTAACAAAGCAAGGAGCGAACCATGCAAGCAATTCAAATCAAAACAGAAGAAGCCCCAAACAAATGGTGGGCAAGTCAAGACGCTCGTATGCGCAACATCGCAAACAAGAGTCACTATTCACAAGAAGTCAAGCGTCAAGTAGAACGTATGCTGTCAGTCATGGATTTGGTCTACGCGGCCAAGGGCATACACGAAGCATTTGGCAAAAAGGGTGTGTCAATCAAAGTTGACGGCGCTGTTGTTAAAGATGCAAAGAATCTGCGGGCTTTAGAAGCGGATTGGGCTGTGCTGGGTTTTGCTAAAAAAGTAAGCAAACAGGGCGTGATATATCGGTTGACAGCAGCCTAATTTGGTGCTATAATATACACATACTGAAACAACAGGAGCAGCAATGAATGATACTAAATTTTTCAAAATGATGGGCGCATTGCAGTTCATGATCGCCTTTATCAACTTCTATGTAGCCTACGGGGCTATGAGCGAACTGAGCCTGCTGAACATCAGCATTGGCGCGATCTGTACTGTGGCTGGTGTATTCTGCACTGTGACGGCTGCAAGACTAATGGGCTGGTTGAAATAATTGGTTGACAAACAGACCGTTTGGTAGTATACTGTAAACACTAAGAAGACGAACTGGAGCAACAAAGGTTGCTAGAGCGAACTGAAGAGTCTTCCTAATAGGAGCGCAAAATGGGTAAATTCTTTCTTGGCGTAGTTGTAACACTGGCTGTACTGTATCCTACTGTGACTAAAACCTACTTTGGTTCAGCTGTGGACACTACCAATGCTGTAGTAACTGGCGTAATGGAGAAGTGATATGGACAAGGATACTATGAAGGCTCTACGTGAAGTAGATGTCAACGAACTGTTTGAAGAGTTCGACGAGCAGGGTTATGCTATCGACAATGTCAACGGCAACCTAATTCTAGATTACCCCTACGGTAATCAGGACTATGCCACCGGGATCCTAGAAGGCGCAGGATTTTACAATATCAGCAACGATGAAGTTGAAGCTTGTGATGCGGGTATACGTGCAGCATTACAAAGTGTTAACTATCAGCTAGAGCGCATGGATCTAGGCTTGGAAATAGTCGAGATGGACATGGTCGATACTACCAGCTGGATGATCGTGCCAGCAGGTGCTAGCCCAAAAAAGATTGTAAAAAGTATCATAAAACGGTTGACAGTTGCTGCATAAGACTGTATTATATACACATACTGTTAAACAAAGGAGCGCAACAAATGACTAACTATGCTGGCCTTTGGAGCTTAATATGAAGACATATGAACAGTGCCTAGAAGCAGTAGCACAGAGCTTGATTGATGTGCGTTTTGGTGGCAGCTTTGGCTTTTATCTCAGCGATCAGCAGATTGCATTCATCTACGGTAAGGAACAGCCCGTGGTAGAAATGGACATGCAGATGGCTAAGGATTTGGTTGAAGCGAGGTTGATTAATAGTTTTATCTAAGTTATAATATACACTAGGCATTAGCAATAGTGCCTAGCAATATTACACACTTATCAACAGAGCGGAGCTGACATGAACACAATGAACTTTGAAATCCCCAAATTGGGCAAGAAGGCAGCAGAAACTGATCAACAGATCAAAGAACGCTTGCGTGAGCGTTTTGAAATACTTAACGACATGACTCGTGCTGTAAAGAAGGGTGATGTACGTGCTATGATTGTCACAGGCCCTCCAGGCGTGGGCAAGAGCTTTGGTGTAGAAGAAGTTTTGGGCAAGCATGATGTAATGGCTAACATTGCCAACAACCAAAAGCTCAAGAAGTATGATGTGGTCAAGGGTGCTATGAGTGCCTTGGGTCTGTACGCTAAGTTATACGAGTACAAGGACGCTAAGAACATCCTAGTGTTTGATGACTGCGATAGTGTACTGCAAGATGAACTGAGCTTGAACATTCTTAAAGCAGCCCTGGATACCAGTAAGAAGCGTATGATACACTGGAACACTGACAGTCGTTTGTTACGTGATCAAGGCGCACCAAATAGCTTTGAGTTTAAAGGCGGTGCTATCTTTATCACTAACATCAAGTTCGAGAATGTACGTAGTAAGAAGCTGCGTGATCACTTGGAAGCACTAGAGTCACGCTGCCACTACTTGGACTTGACTATTGATACAGAGCGTGAGAAGTTCCTACGCATTGAACAGATCGTAGAGGACGGCATGCTCATGGACTATGAGTTTACTGAAGCTGAGCAAACAGAGCTGCTGGGCTTTATCAACGACAACAAGAAGAACCTACGCGAACTGTCACTGCGTACAGTACTTAAGATTGCGGACTTGCGTAAAAGCTTTCCCAATAAGTGGCAGAGTGTAGCAGAGGTTACCTGTATGCGCCGCGGTTGATTCGCTCCCAACCAGCATACTAGTAAGGTGGGCAGTTTAACCCACCACTTGTCCCTAGCATGGATTCGCTCCCTGTGCTAGGGATTTTTTTATTCAGTGTTGTAAAAATACAACTTGACATTTTGAACAGAGATGTTATACTGTATGTACAGTAAACAACAAGGAGCGCACAATGAACTTAATTACTGACAAGCACACAGTACAGTATGGCACACGTTTAGCACAGTTAGATGCAGCGTGGGGCGGCTTTACTGTAGAGGAGCTAGACGCTAGCAGCATCTTTGTTAATGGCAATGATCATAACTACAAGGGCGGGCGTAGTAAGTTTGAACGTACAGTACAGTTTAACACAGTTGACGACAGCGCACATCCAGTGTTGCTATACTTACAAGGCGAACAAATGATGGGCTATTACGACTTAGAATTACGCGAAGGATATATAGCATAAACAAAAGCCCTTAGGGGCTTTTTTTATTTGTCTCGATCGAGAAATATTTTTTTGAGAATGGTCGGGGGTCGGGGCTTATATTTTATTTTTTATTTTTACAACTACAGCAGCTTAACACAACACAGTGGGTAAAAATCACCAGGCCACCGATAAACTTTCCGTATATTAAAATTTTTGCGCGGCAATTTTTTTATCCTGCAGGACCCATTTTGGGCGCAGGTTCAATCCAGCGTAGTTCGCAACGTGCCTGTATTGTCTGTTCTCTACGATAGGTTATCAGCTGAACTACTTCAAGACATTCTTCTCTAGTAGCGTATCTGTGTTCCCAATCTCGCCAAACTCCGTCAGCAGCAACCAATACTACCAGTATGTATATGTACATCAGCTGTCTTTTGAGGGCCAAGCATAGCCACGCTGATCCCACTGTAGTCTACGGTTCAGTTCCCAATACCGCATAAATGTTTCTCGATCTGGAAAGTGTCGCTGGAATTCTTCAGTAACAGCTAGGCAGCTCATCATGTCCTGTCCACCTAGATCACCCTTCATAAACAGTGTGTCACAGTCCCAATAGAGCTGTTCCAACTGTCCGTAGGCTAGGCTGTCTGCAGTCAATGCCACACTTAGTATCAAAGCTTTGAGCATTGTTGGCTCCTTTAAACTTTTATTTAACCGTGTTTTTGGTTAAACTATAGATCACCCATTCGTTTTTAGTCATCCAACGCTGTTCCATAACTAGTCCGTCACTGTAGCGTACAGTGCCTAGTCTAGCAGTCTTTAGCCAAATCCATTGAGCACTGACTGCGCTTCTATGAGGTAGCCAAGCCCAAGATTCCTGCCAATCTGCTCTACGATCAAACCAATCTGCTTCTGGTTCTATTATTTCTATATCAGTCCACACGTTTACCCCAATTGATTGTTAACCATGCTCGTTCGTGTATATAGTGTGCTAGGGTCATCCATATGTTGATTATGATAGCGCCTGATAGGCCAGTGTAGGCTGCTGTGATCAGTGTAGCTACAATACGCCAGCATATGGCACGTACTATAGTTCTAGTGTGTGTTTCAGTCATAATTGTCCTTAAATTTTAAACCAGAGTATTTATTATACTGCTGATCATAAACAGGGTAGTTAATCTTGAAAAAAGTGCTTAAAAATTTTTGCTGCGCACCGCTTCGCGGCTTTGGCCTATGCAACCAACCAAGGTCCTAACTTGCTGACCACGTGCTGCCAATCTGGGTTAGGTACGAATCTCAAACTGATCACAACGCGAGGTTCTGGTCCTTGGAGATTATCTGCGGCATGTGCTAGGTCTACACGACACAGTGCTGGCTCGGGTCCTTGCCAACGATCTATTTCTATTCTATTGTCTAGACTGTAGCGTTCTGCGGGTGTCTGAGCTTCTGTGATCCAATCTTCTCCAGATTCAGGACAGTCATACCAAACTAGACTACCTGGGCTGTTGGTCATGTGATAGTTTAGTGTAGCCTTGCAGTGTTTACCGTTCCATTGATCGTAGGGATGTGTGTCCTTGTGTAGGTAGCCTTGATAGCCTGGCGCTGTGGCAAACAGCATCTGGCGGGGCATCAAGGGTAGACCTATGATCCAAAACCACTCTATGAACTCTGGACGTACAAATTCTTCTGTGGCAAAAGTCATGGTCTTGTAGCCGCCTGTGGGTGCGTAATCCCAATGCCGCATGTGATCATTGTAAAAGTCTATGTCTGACCTTAGCATGGTCACGGGCAGATTCACAGTGTGCCATAGTTTACTCATGATGTTGATTCCTTAGTCGGGCCAGTTTTAACCACACTGCCAGTTGTATGAACCACCAGCTGGGATCTATCTCCCACCAACGACGACTGAATCTAGCTGAGCTGGCCCGTTCGTGGTGATTGTTGTGCAGTTCTTCGCCCAGTATAAAAATACCCCAAGGACTCCAATTAGTGCTGCGATCTGATAGATTATAGTTACGATAGCCCCACTGATGACTGAGCACAGCAAATCCTCGTTCAGCAGCAGCACCCCATATCATATGACCAATCCATACCCAAACTCCCCAAACTCCGCAGAGTGCAGTGTCTAACAGCAGCACACAACAGAATCCCAGTCTGGGAAAACGATCATAGACATTGCGCTGCATCCAATCATTGGGTACACCCGAACTCAGCTGTGCAAACAGTTCTGGTTTTGATTTTAAGGTCCTTACACAACTGGGCACAATACCGTTGACCAACATGTTCCATAGTCCTTCGTTGTGCGGACTGTGTGGATCTTCTGGTTGGTCGCTGCGACTGTGATGATAACGATGTATCACTACCCATACTCTAACATCTGTGGCTGTAAATGCCCATAACCAAAATCGCATGATGTGTTCCAGTACAGGATTTAATGTTAGAGCTCTGTGCGTTAGACTACGGTGCAGCCAAACGCTAAGACACAGTGTAGTTAAGTGTGTGCTGATCAACAGCCATATCCACGGGTTTATTTCAAAGGGTATCATATGGTATTTACTGCTTTGGCTGTTGAGGTTTTAACATTGTGTATTTATTTTAAACCTTTTTTACGATTTGCTTCTTCCATACCTGATTGTATCATCTTTTTAAACAAAAGTACCACGCGACTTTTTTCTTTCTCGCTGAGTATTTTGACCAAGGTTAACTTGTCATCATAGCTCTTAGCACCTTCTAAAAATTCTGCAGGAACAGTTAATCTAGCCTTCTTTTTAGCAGCCATTTCTTTTTTCATCTCCGCTAATTTTTTCTTAGCGTCGTCGTCTTCAGTCGTCATAATTTTCTTCCAATAACCAAACTAATAATCCTACTACTGCCATGGCTAACATTATTATTAGTACGTGTGTCATAATACACTCTCTAGATATTTACTTAGGATCACAATCTACCCACTTTAAATTATTGTAATATTGATACGGCCATTGTCCTTTAGGTATAAGACAAACCCCCAAATCGGGACGTTCTGTGATACGTATCTGTACAATAGCCCATACCATCCAAACAATATACAGCACGGCCAAACTACTTAGACCCCAACACAATGCTCTGTGTTTCATTATTTTCCTACGACGTGCTTTTCTTATTGCACGTTCTCTAGTCTGCTGCATTTCTATAGCAATTACCGCTGACTGTTCTTTACCTACAGTCTTCATCATGTCTTCTACGTCGCCCCATAGTGCGCCTAGTTCTGGTGGACTTTGGTATACCATGATCTCACGTAATTCTTCGCTCATGTGCTGAAGCTGTTTTTTCAGTAACACACGCTGTAGGGCACGTTTGCCTAGACTGTCTTCACCGTGATAGACTTCAGTGCGGCTGCGACGTTCTTCTTCTTCAAATACTGCTAGGCATTTATAGTAATTGTCAAAATAAGCACCTAACTGTTGTCCTATTTCTGTGTAGATATTAGTAGTGTCACCAGACTTTTTATTAAGTTCAATAACACGGTTACGCTCAGTGACGTACTGATTTTTTTCAGCAAGTGTTGGAGCACGATCTTGAAACTTGGTATGAAATTGATCGTCAAGATCTTTGAGAACATCTTTAATGTCTCCCGCCGCGCCTTGAATGTCCTTGTAAAGCTTGCAGCCTTCCTTTACAAGTTTGACCGCTCCGTTGGCCAGGGCAAAGAGGGTTAGTGGATCCATTACCTACCTACATAATGTTTAGGTGCAGCTTCATCTCTACGAGTCTGTTCTCCTTTAGGAAACCATTCTCGTCCCAAGTGTGGATATTTTTCTATTCGATCCTCAACTACCCACGCTAATATTATAAAAGTCACAATGCAACTAAAAAATATAAATCCTAAACACCATAACCATATTATGACTTTGTTCATAAACTGTTTGTGTTTTTGTTCGTCTATGTAGTTTTGTTTAATTTGTATTTTTAATGCTTCTGCCTGTCTTGCATTTAATAGTTTAGAAGTTTTAAGTACCTCTGTGTACAGATCGCCAAGTTCAGGCGGACTTTGATAAACCATAAGTTCACGCAGCTCAACTTCCATCCGTTCAAGTTTCTTTTTCATTAGAACTCTTTGTAAAGCACGATGCCCTACTGATTCGGTTCCAGTGTATACTTGATAAGATCTTCTTTCTTCTTCTTCAAAGACTGCTATGCATTTTGCTTGATTGTCAAAGAATGCACCAAGCTGTTTGCCTATTTCAAAATATATGTCTTCGTGATCTTTTTTGTTTAATTCTTTAATCCTTGCTTTTTTCTCAAGGAACTGTTTTTTAGTTTCAGCTGATGGAGTTTTACCTTTAGCGGCAAATGCATTATGGAATTGGTCGTCAAGATCTTTGAGGATGTCTTTAACATCCCCAGAAACACTTTTAATTTCTTTGTATAACTCGCAGCCAGCTTTAACAGCAGATACTGCTCCGTTGGCTAGAGCAAAGAGAGTTAATGGATCCACCGACTTGGATCCTTATGTTACATGGTCAGCAGGAAAGGATAATGTCATTGTTCGCTCCTAGTTTTCGCTCCTAGAGTTAGATTATTACTGCTTGTCTAGTTCTTCTTGAATTTTTTCAACAGGTAACTGCAATGTTGCTGCAATTTGCTCTGCTGTAAAATTTAGTTTATACATTTCCTGAATAGCAACTTGTTCGTGAGTCATAGTATCTCCTTTACTTGTATTTAAGCTTATTTTTACGTATCCGGCTGATAACGTAACTCAGCTAATTTTAAAAAGCATAATGTTTTAATTATAGTCCAGCCTAAGTCAAATTCATACCATTTGTGGCTAAATTTAGGGCTAGTTGCTTTTAAATGATGGTTATTATGCAGCTCTTCGCCTGCTAAAATGATTCCCCAGGGCACTATGTTATGACTCTTATCTCCGGTGTTATAGTGTCGATATCCCCACCAATGTGCTAGAAATAAGAATCCAACTTCGCTGATATGCCCGTAAATTATATGTCCTACCCAAACCCAAGGACCTAGTGATCCAAACAATGCTACATCGATTGCTAGCAATGACAACAGTCCTAATTTAGGAAATTTTTTATAAACATGAACTTCCATCCAGTTTAAAGGGACACCGCCGCCGTGTTTAAAAAAGATGCTAGGGTTGTGATCCATGTATTTGAAAAGTAAAGGCCACGGTCCATTCAAAATCATATTCCATGCTCCTTCATTATGAGGACTATGCGGATCTTCTGGTTGATCAGAAGTTACATGATGTCTTCGATGAATTACTACCCAAACATGGGGATCAAGTCCTGTAGTAAACCAAAGCCAGAATCTAAAAAAATGTTGTACGACCGGATTCAACTTTACCATTTTATGTGCCAGTGTTCTATGTAAAAAAACACTAACAGTGATCATAGATATTTGTCCTATTACTAAAACAAATAGAAAAGCGTAAAAATACTCAGTCATGATTTGTACCGCCTGCATCTGCAATTAAAATAATTCCTAAATAGGCCGATTGATTAAGTTGTGGCATAGCAGAAATAATTTGTTCTGCAACATCATCAGGCGTAAGAGAAGTACTAGTTACACCCTTACTTCGTGCGTAGCTAGAATCAAACCAATCTATAAGCACATTCTGTATTCTTGGCTTGCTTAATCCAAACCTCATACTGTGAATTCTATTTTGCATCTGTTTGTCTATAAAGTAATACAAGCTATCGTCTGGCATATTATTATAAACTAGACTAACATCTATTATACTCATTGTGCTGCTGATATTTACAATGACTTTGTTTTGCCCGTCCCACTTTTCAATAGCTCGTTGAAGTAACTGTGTCTGACTTCTAAAAGAGTGAGCACAATTTATAAACATATCTTGATTATCGAGATCGTTAATTATTGTATCTCTAGTTGACTCTTGATTTATATCCCAACCATCAAGAATATCCCATCCTGTTATCTGATGCTTCTCTTTTAATTTTTTATAAAGTGCTTGACCTAATCCTGCACAATGACCAGTTATTGATATTTTCATAGTCGTATTTAATAAGAATAAAAAAGCCCGGAAAAACTCCGGGCTTGTGTTTTTATCGTTAAGATTATTATTCAGCAGCGCCAGCTTCGTCTATAGTTACTAGCATAGTGCCTTCAATTTGAGTAACAGTAGTATCTGCCCAAATGTCTGCTGCTGTATCTGGTGCTGCTACTGTTAGTGCAATTTGAGTTTCTGTTACAGGACCACCGTCGAACACTCGGGTACTGTTAACTGAAGTTGCATCTCTGAATCCTCTAACAAATTGATCTTTAACTGCCAACGCCACAGTGTTAATTGTAGTAACACCATCGGCACCTGTAGCAGATCCGTTTAATGTAGTACAAGCAGCAACTACACCTGCATCTCGATCAAATCTTACAGTAAATGCTACACTGGTTGCTTGATCGTTACCGTTAGTTTCTCCGCCAGTCTCAATGTCTAAAATTTGGCAATCTGCTAGTCCAGTTAGACGATTAATTACATTGCGCCAACGCATATTTCCTCTAGCACGACGTTTACCTGCTACTAACGTAGTAGGCAATGCTCCGCCGGCATCTTCGATTGCGTCGTAACTTTTTGGTGTAATAGCACCATTATCGTTACCATCTGCGGTAGCGTAAGTACCTGTATTAGCGACCCAAACTACTCTGTACATGTTTGGGCTTAGTTGATTAGTATCTTGTTGAAATCCTGAAGGCATTTTCCCATTCTCCTGTTCAGTTATTTATCAGTTTTTGCTGCTCTTCTACTTCTACAAATTTTTTAAACAGTTCAAAATTTACTCGGGCTTTTTCTAATCCGGGATATTTCTTGCAAAGCTCGTCTATTCGTTGTTCCTCAAGCATCTTTCTTTTTGCCCAGTCAAGTATAGCGGTTGCATCGGATGTTAAATCAACAGAGGCATAATTATTGCTCATCATATGCCAAATTGAGCCATCATACACTTCTATGCCTTGCATGTTAGGATTGTATCGCATCTGCCCTGCAGATAGTTGGCCGCCACTAATGTAGGGTATCGACGGATTACCCCCAGACACAGCTATGTATTTTGAACCACTATTAATACTTTTTATCATCATGTTAATTGTACTCCGTTACGTATGAAAGGTTTTGCTGATTGTTCTTTGAACGGATTGTGAGGTTGTCCAGCTGGCATCCCAATTTGGCTGCGTCGAATGTCAATAAGATATACTAGTCTTCTGTAAGGAGTTTGATTATATGCACTATGTACTTGTTGATTATCAAATGCAAAAATATCTGACCAATCAACTTCCTCTCCGTTAACTTCAAAAAATATTTCACCAGGAGGAACAATTAAGGGAATATGTATGCGAATAAATTCCCCAGTCCTATTTTCAATACCTGTATGTCGTTTAATTACAGAATTTGCTTCTAGAATACTGTAGGTGCTAATAGGGCAATCATCTCCAAACTCTTGTGTAAGTTTTACGGCTGTAGGAAAATTTTTAGCAACTTCTTCCTCCATATCGTACTTCAAGTTTCCTTGAGCAAAATTATACTTTACACTAGTTACTTTCCAACTTTCATGGGTAGTTTTAATTTTATCAACATCTACCGCAGGACTCCAATAAGGTCTTCCTTTAGAGAATTCACCTTCGATAAAATCTGTATGATAGGCTAAAAACTCCTTAGTTAGATTCTCTTTAAAACTCATTAGATAGTCTGCAATAGGAATTTCATGTCTTCGAAAAATTCCCTGAGGATCTGGTGTTTGTTCTAGTAGTTTTCCTATTTTGTTTAAAATTTTTTGGTCCATAGTTTATTCATGAAGTATGTTTAAGAATCTAACAGGTATCTTGCTATATCCGTTTATATATATTGTATGAGGAATATCTACTCTATATTTTATTGGTTTAGACAATTGAGTTGTGTCTATTATTTCAGAATCAGTATACGAGCACAAATTCCAAATTTCCATTTTATTTTCGTATCCGTATAATTTTTGCTTTTGTGTAACATTATAATATTTTAAATCGCAGTCTTTGAAGTTTTTAATTGGTATTAAAAGTCTTGTAGATTGTACAGGATTGACAAACTCTCTAAGATGTTTAATACCTACTTGCGTATGTGTAACAAGGTAACATCTGTGCAGTCTATATCTGTGTGTTTCTAACATTTCTAAAAGACTTGGAATATTTTCTTCTAGCATGGAATAACTTAACACAGATTCTTCAGAGGTTAATCTGCTGTTACTGAACATATTATTAATTAGTGACAGTGTCTCTGTCTGAATTGCTTCTAAATTATCTATATCAAAAAATTCGTATTTCATATTTTTTAAGGTAACTTTGCACTTACACCGCCGTCTATTGGTAAAATTTGACCGGTAATGTGTTTACTTGCTTCGCTGGCAAACAGGACTACAGAACCTTTTAAATCGTAATCATCACCAATCTTATTTAAAGGTATGACGTCTATTACTTTCTCTATTGACATTTCATCAATTCCGTTCTTAGACATATCAGTAAGGAAGAAACCTGGAGCGATTGCATTTACAGTAATATTAAATCTGCCCCACTCACATGCTAACGATTTAGTAAAAGAATTCAATGCACCTTTACTGGTATTATATCCTAAAATTGGTAATTTATAATCAGTTCCCCTTAATCCAGTAATACTGCTAATATTAATTATTTTTCCGTAGTTTTGAGGAATCATATATTTCACACCAATTAATTGTGTTAATAAAAATACAGATCTTAGATTTATCGACATTACATAATCTAAATAATCAATTGGTGTTTCTTCTATAGGTGCTTGATAACTAACTGCTGCATTATTAACTAGTATATCAATTTTTTCGATACCTATACTGTTAAATTTTTCTAATAATTTATTAGCGAACCCTTCTTCAAACAGATCTTGGCAGACAGTAACTACATTAAGATTTTTATTTAAAAAATATTCTTTAGCAGTGTCTAGAGTATTTTGAGTTTTAGCAATAACTATAACCAATGCACCTTGTTCTGCAAGTGCTTCAACAATTTGCATTCCTAGTCCTCTACTGCCTCCAGTGACTATTGCAGTCTTTCCCTGCAGATTAAAAAGATTTTGAACAATCATAATTCAGTATTTAGATTATTCAATAATTGCCTAACCTTGGTGCTGTCAGTTGTTGCTTTAGGTCTAGGAATAGGCGCACCGGACTGAGGATCATCAGTTAATGTACTGGTTCTATTTTTAATTTGATCAATAATACTGCGACCAGTAGACGTTGATTGAGATTCTTCGACATCATCTAAATCTCTAATTCTTAGACAATTAACATCAAACTCTAAGTCTATTTTTTGTCCTACACCACTACTGCTACGAGTCTTCATTAGTTGTATTTGGTATCGACCACGCTCACGCATAGCACGACTAGTAAAAATACCGAATACATTATCCGCTGTTTGAATCTTACTCAGTCCGCCCGAAATATGACTGTGATCAAACTCTACTTCTTCAACTGCGCCACGATTCAACTGTGCGGCAGTTACTAATACTATATTTCTTTCTACAGCAAAGTTCCTTAGTTCCTCAGAAACATATTTGTCTTTGATAAAAAGATTTTCTGCACTAATTCTTTTACTGATTGGCATTAACAAATCGAGATAATCTACTAAAACTACATCTAGTTTCTTATCAGTTTTAATTTCAAATTCTTTAACATAAGACCGTATGTCGTTGACATTTTTTCCTGAAGGAATATATTTGACTTGTAACGCACCGGACTTTTTACCTATGACTTTGACTTTCATTTCAACATCGTCAATTTGTTTAAAAATTTCTCTCGTTGGAACATCAGTCAACATAGAATCAATACGCATAGAAACTAGTTCTTCGCTAAGTTCTAATGTAAGATATAGCACATTTAATCCGGCTAACGCCCAGTTGCATCCTAAGTTTGCTAAGAACAAACTCTTTCCACCTCCGCTGGCTGCTGCAAAAATGTTTAGTTCCCCTCTGTTCATACCTCCAAACAGTTTATCATCAACACTTTTCCATCCTGTACTGACCTGACCGTTTTTGTCTTTAATTTTCATTAATCTAGACCTAGGGTCTGCAAAATAATTAGTACCCATGTCTTTAGTAAGACCAATCTGTACAGCTTTTTTAATCATGTCCTCAACTGGCCCGTACTCGCCTTTTTCTAACATGTCTGCAGATTCAAGTATGGCTTTTTCTAAACTCTTGTGTCTTACAAAAGTTTCAAAATCATTCATTAGCCAATCATAATGTTCAGCTTTTAGGTTAGCGTGTTCCCCGAACACCTGTGACGTAGCAGCATTTACAATGCTCACAGTTGGCATGACTCTATGTTCTTCAACATAGTCGTTGATAAACTTTGCAGATGTTTGAAGTTTCTTATCAAAAAGATCTGGATTCCATATACCCTGGCATCTTACAAAAGTTTCTGCATCTTGTAACATCATTTCAATGTACAATCTTTGTACATCAAAACCGTAATCTGAATTTTGTCTTGTCATATTTTATATATTTTAATTAAACACTTTTACTTTATATTTCTTTTCAAAATCCATTCCGTCTACTATATCGTTTACTATTGGTTCGCCTTTAATATTAAGACTAGTGTTTAACAAAATAGGACATCCAGTTTTTTTATACCAAGTTTCTAATAAAGCTCTAGCTAACGGAGCTTCAGAACCTACTGTTTGAACTCTACTAGTGCCATCTTTGTGTATAATAGCTGGAAACTTATCTGGAAATTTACATTTAGCAGTAAATTGCATGTATGGACTAGATTGAACTGGCATGTCAAAATATTCGGCAGCATGTTCTTCCAACACCATTGGGGCAAACGGTCTAAAGTGCTGTCGTTGTTTAATGTCGTTGACTAATTCCTTTGTTTGTTTGTCTCTTGGATCTGCTATTAAACTTCTGTTACCTAACGCTCTAGGACCAAATTCAGCCCGACCTCTAGCAACGCCGCAGAGTTTGTTTTTAATCAAATAATCTACTATTTGATCGTTAGTTGCCCTTGGTTCAATATTAAACCCAAGGAATGCCCCTGGCCAGTCAATATGTATTTTCTTATCAGCTAAAACTGCACCAATTGCACTACCTGCATCGCCCGGATTCGGCATAATCCAAACATTTTTGTAAAAGTCTTTAAGCAGATGATTGGCTGAACAATTTAATGCACAACCTCCCATGAATACTATATTTTCATTTGGTGCTATATTCCGAACTTGTTTTAGAATTCTTTTTAGATGATATTCGTATACTGATTGAACTCCGGCTGCTATATCAAAATAATGATCTATACTTGTGTCCGGTAGCCAATCAAGACATCCTCGATGAAGATTTCTTTTTAACCTTGGCCATCCGGAGTTATCGACATAGAAAAAATCATTATTAATTCGATCAAAGTACCTGTTAGGATTACCCCATGCAGCCATGCCCATTAAAATATATTCGTCTTCGTTTGGCTTTAGTCCCAATCGTTGCGTCATAGCTGAATACCAAAGTCCGATACTATGAGGATATCGTTGACTATAAACTTTTGAAAGATTTTTACCTTGCCCCTTCCATACAGTCAAACATTCCCATTCGCCTATTGCATCAATCACTAACACAGTGGCGGAATCAAAATTACTAGTGTAATACCCAGCAGCAGCATGACTTTCATGATGTTTTTTATATCTTATAGGAGCATCAATTTTATAGTTTTTTAAGTATTTTTTAATATTATTATTTTTAAATCCTTGCCCTGCATACAACTGTCTGATTGTTTTTGATAGGGGTTTTTCATACCAAACTATACGATCAGGCTCGCCGTAAGTTGCTTCAGCATGGATTACTAGTCTATCGCATAGATGCGGATCATTTTTTACACGACTAAATCTTTCGCTATGACTAGCAAATTTTAATTCATTATTATCAAATACTGCTAATGCAGCGTCGTGGCTATTTGCAGAGATACCCCAAGTAATCATCTTTTTTCTATTTCCTTCAAAATTAACTTTTTTTTGTCATCGCTATATTGAGTCCACGACGAGATTTCTTTCAAAGTTCTTTTACAACCTTCACAGTATTGAGTTTTTGAGTCAATACGACAAACTCTAGTACAAGGACTTTTAATCATTTGTAAATGAACGGATCCCTTGCTTTAATCTCTTTCATACGATTTTTTATTCGTCTGTGTTCTTTCCACATATGATATGGAGTTAATAATAGATATAATATTTTTTTCATTGTTCAGTCCTTAACCAAGATTTTAACTTTAATTGTATTTTCAGAGGCATTGATTCTGTAGATTTAATAATGCTCCAAAGTGTATATATCCTTCCGTAATGCCGAATCGCATCGTTAACGTCTTTGATACCTTCGGCCCACTCTGGCATACTCACTGACCAACCAAAATCTACAGCTTGTTCAATTAATTTTTTTCCGGACGTATCTCTATCTGGAACTACAATAACTTGTTTTTGTAATTGATTAATCAACAGTCTCTGTGTCTTATTAACCTCACTACCAGTAATAGCAACTCCTCCAATACTAATAGCATCCATTGGTCCTTCTAAAACTATTACACACTTTCTATTGGCTGTTTGTTGATCTAAATTAAAAACAAATCCAGGTTGTTGTTCTGATAGATATTTAGGTTTACCTTCTTTTATTTTGCGGCCAGTCCACCCTACTATTCTTCCTTGAAGGTAATATGGAATTATTAGACGTTCGTCAAATCCCGATTCATCACACCAATGAAAATTGTAATCTTCTAGATATAGATGTCTTGACTGTAAGTACTCTATTACAGCTACTAACTTATCTGGTATTTGGCTTTCTTCTAAATAAGAAGAAATTGGTCTAGCATTTTTAGGTAGTGCTACATCATAAAACGTAGGAATTAAAGATCTAGTTTCTGCCTCTGGACCTTGTTCTTTTAATCTTAAAGCTTCGAATACACATTTGGTAATGAGATCGTCTGGGGCATTTAACCATTTAAGAAATTTTTTGAACTTTACTGATAGGGTTCTTCCCGGAACCCAGCTAGCTTTAAATCCGCAATTAAAACAATGGTAGCTAACTCCTTCACCAACATTGATTCCGCCGCGTTGCCGTGTGTCTGCACTGTTGCCATTATGGTGACAACAGACTGCGTTGAAACTAGTCCAACCACTAGGTGTAGATTTTTTCTTTACCGGTAAATGTGTTTTTACGGTCTCAATAATTAGACTCATAGTGTAGAGTTTACACTCTTACAACTACCTTGTCAATTGATCCGGTGTTATTTGTGTCTCGAAGATACTTAACTCTTACCCAATTAACATTGTTTGAATAATCAGAACCGCTGTAGATTTTTGATAAACCAACTGTACTTACATCAACGGGAAAGGTTTCTACATCTCTCCAGATGGTGGAGTGATTAACTATTGCGTCCTCAGTAAACTGTACTGTAACATCGGCGCTGAGACTTAAAAAATCAAAATCTAATCGTATTTCAATCTCTGTAACAACATTGTTGCCAGAACTAGCTTCTACAGCTTCGCTAGTAAAAGTTTTTCGTTGTACAGTATAATCAGCATCTTGGATATCTAAAAACTTATCTATAATTTTTGGAGCTATGGTTTTGATTAGCACAGTATCATACAATTCTACGTGCCCAGATGCATCAAATTGAGTATCCCCGTATAGCAAGTACTTTTCGTTGTCTATTAATTCGTAAATTGAAAATTTTAAAAATTGTGGAGTTATGTGTTCTAGCTCTGTATCTGGTATAGTTACTGTTGCTAGTCCTTTTGAAGGCGAAGGTACAATATTAGTACTGTAAATCTCCTGTCCTAGTAGATCTAATAGTACAAATTTGATATCTCTATCCGCAATATCTATGCGCTTTTGATCAGCGTTTTTAACGTCTAATGTTAACTTATTATGTACGCCTTTATAAATTTTGATATTTCTTTGATACACGATGCGCCACTCCACAGGTAAAGGTTCTTCGTTAGAAGAAATTATATCGATCCTATTTGGATATAAATATGTTGAAATTTTCTGCATGATGTATTTATGGTAAAATTAAGAGAAAACATAGAGAAAAATTTACCTTTTATTAGTGTCCTAAACTACGGGGAAAACGAGTATATTGGTATCATTATTAACCAAGATCAGTACGTAACAAGCTTTTACGATCTGGGGATGATCGTCGCCCCTGCGGAGCGAACTAGTTTTTTAGAAATGGGCGAAATTTGGTGGTGGGAAAGTAATAGACAGATTCCTATAAACATCTTTTTAAAAGAAGAAATGGATCCGTTTAAACATGCCATTAAAACGTTTAACAGCAAAGATGTACGTGTGGTGTTAGGCCCAGTAGTTAATCTTTTAAACTTATCATTTAAAAGAATAAAAAGAAAAAGTGTTCAGCTTGTTCGAAAAAAGTAATTATTTTACTTTAGAAGTCGTACTTGCGCCAAGTTTTTTTAGTGTCACAATAGGGGTATTTAAGTATCTCCAGCTAACAAAGTTAGAACCAATAGCCTTGTCTGCAGGCTTAACTTCTGTAGCCCGTGTACCAGAAATTAATAAGTTTGCATGATCCGGAGTAAGTGCGTAAGCATGAGCTCCTTTACTCCATTTTCCAGTTACATCGCTGTATTTTGTATCTTTATCTTCGTGAAGTTTTACTAACCCCTCAGAAAAATCAATACTAGGTAGTTTTCCTATAATGTGTGCATCAGATTCTAAAATTATTATAGGTTGATTTATTTTAACACAATGTTTCCATAATTCCCAATGACTCATAAAACATCCTTGGGCACCTGGTCGGCGATAAATTTTTGTATTTGGATTTAATGATAAATTTTCTTTTTGGAAATCACTAGGCGATAAGAATTTGCCGTCGATTGCCCAAAATACTTCAACATCCCATGCCCACTGCTTTGCAGTACGTTGACAATTATCTAATTGTCTTAAGGCATTAGAATTATTCTTGAGGGTTATTATAAATGCTTTCACAGATTAAATTCATATGTACTACAACTGCCATTGCATAAGATATTGCATGACTCTTTTTAAAATAATAATCGTTAGTTGACGGTTTTATCCAAACTTCACTCATAACAGTATTCCAATCTTTTCCAATAAGATATCTCTTAGCCGGTCTAATGATTGCTAACACTGCGGCCAATTGTTCTATTGAGCTAGGTTTCATTGCTCTTAGAATATCTCCGTGACCGTTTACATGAAACAATAAATCTGTAAAATCGTCCTGTTCTAGGAGTTCCCATACAGGCTCAGTTTCCATCAATTTATTAAGATGCTCTTCATTTTTAATATCTTTATAGATACCAACATTTAAAAAATCAATTTTAAAATATCCTCGATCTTCAGCTTCTTTATACTCAATCGTAGATATTCTCGTTACAGGATTGTACGGAATAGAAGTACAATATATACCGGTGTTATGCTTTTTTAAAGTATGATCTTTTTCTTTTATTGAAGATGCAATATGTTCAAAATAAGAAAGAGCAAGATCTCTATCTGCAAAGTCAATGTCAATATCTGGCATTAGTGAATTATTTCAGACTCAAATAACATTAATGGGAGAGTATCTGTTAAAAATGCTGCATAATCTTCAGCATCTTCTCCATCTTCAAACCCTTCAAATCTTACATAGACCGAGTTATCCTCTTCAGACAACAACACTTCAACTTTCAATGGTACTGTTTTAGTAACTGCTATTTCGCTCATAGTTGGGACTCCTCGATAAGTGTTTTTACGAATTGAACATCGCTTGAATTTCTTTTGAATTTATTAACCCAAAACTCCGGGTTAATAATTGCGTTGACATAAGTTAGTTGCTCATCATTAAATTTTGCCAGCATATCTCTACCGCTTTTAGATTGTAATATTAGCCAGGGGCTAATCTTTCCGTCTTTCAAATCAAACATAGCCTTATTGATATTCACGTAGTTAAAATAATGATTCCAAACTGAGCTGTTTTCGTTAGCCCAGGCTGTCATGTATTTAATAGATCTTTCCAAAGCAGTCTCAACAGACTCTGTTTTTATAAGATTTACTACATATTGTTCGTATAATTCGTCTCTGCACCAGTGATCTAGTTTAACGCCGCTAGTTATTACATAGTCTATGAATTTTTCAGGGTACAGTGGATTTACATTACTTACAAAACTACCAAATTTTATAAACGCATTATAGTAGGGACTACGTGCAAACTCGTCGTATGTTTTATTTCCTGATTTTTTTTGTGTTATTTGATAAAACCTTACAAAGGTCAAATATCCCATCTGTACATGTTTTTCGGCTACTGCAAGATGACGTCTCTTTTGTTCACATACATGTACGGCCAGGGTCTTTTCTTTAGTAAATTTATGATTACAATACTGGCAAGTATACATGTTGATTAATTCTTCGAACATATTATTTAAACAGTTGCTTAATTACAGAATCTTCGTATCCGTGTTGTTCTGCAAGTTTTTTGCAATCTGAATCGGACATTAATTGCGATAATAATTCAAGTTCATCTTGTTTTTTACTAGGATATAGTTTTTCTAAAAATTTAATTTTCTTATTACTTCCAGTTTTCTTTTTATTTCCGATCCATTCATGATAATGAACTTTACTGTCTTTTAGACTGCACATACATAACAGTCTCCATAAGAGTTTAGGATGTTTTTGTAAGGTATTCCAATGCTTATTAAAATATTCATTAACAGTTAGTACGAAATGTTCTTGATGATTTCGATTATTTGATTTTACATTACTAACATATCTATTCAAAAGAAAAAACTCGCCCTTAAGAGATTTTTTCTGTTCGTCAGTTAAGCTATCCCAAAGATCTGTAGCATAAAGATCAACTGCTGCTAATTTTTCTTTCAACTCAATTTTTTCACTCATTTTGGATCATCCACTGTAAGTCTGTACATAAGTTTAACACGATCACAGGCTCTTTGTAAAGTAGGATTGGTCTTCGCAGCGTATCTAATTTCATTCCATAATATATGGTCCTGCAAATCAATTTCGCCGTCACTTTTAATTTGATCTCTTTTTAAGTTTCCAAAATTTCTTTGATAGACAGTTTTACCGCCATCTGGACTTTCATAAATTTTAGTCATAATATTTTATCAAGTTGAATTAATTCACTTTGTCTACTAATTTCTTTCACAAAGTAGACACATTGTGGTCCCTTACCACCATCTATTGGCGTAGCTAGTAGTTGTCCAGATTTCATCTTAGGAAAATACCATTTTACATCATTATAAAAATTTACAATTTCTATTTTATAAAAATCCATTTTAAAACTACTTAACGGATTGAAGCAGAATGCCTCAAATCCTCGATCATTAAGACTAGTAAGTGGTAATACTTCTAAGTCACATCCGCTTTGACTATCTCCTACTACTATTGACCAATCTATAGGCATAGCAATTTCTTTATTGTTAATTTTTAATACCATTGCTGGACTATTAAAACTTTCTAAAAAAATTAAAGGTATAAAAAAGAAATCTGGATCTGAGGGATTACTGTTATCTAAAACAGCGAATCTCATATTGTCATCTACTTCATCCGGAAGATTGTTAAGGTCGTAAGCTTCATCATTAATTGTTAGTATTTGCATTTTATTTCCAATCTATTTTCTCAACCTTGAACGGATACTTAGCTTCTTTATAAAACTTTTTTCTCTCTGTAAGGTGTTTCTTTGCGTATTTGCAGGTGCTTGTGATATCCCATATTTCGACGAAGTCCTTGTCTGCTGCTTTCCGAATTCCTCGTCCAATACTTTGTATAACCCTAACAAAGCTTTTTCCGGGCTCCAAAAGAACCAGATTAAAAATCCTAGGGATATTAATACCCACAGCGGCCACACCGTAAGTCGCCACAATAATCTTGTTATCACTTGTTTTAATTTCATCATATTCTTCTTTTCTATCTTTTGTTTTTACTTCACCAGAAATAAAAACAGAATCTTCTAATTCGTTTACTAAAAATTTTCCAGAATCAATACGATTAACTAAAACTAGTGTGTTACCAGTTAGACTAATTGTCTTGATTAATTTACTAATGTATAGCATTCTATCTTCGTCAGTAACTAGGTATTTTGTTTCGTCTGCATAACTACCAAATTCTGGAAGATCAATTAGTTGAATAACGTTTACTTGACAGTTGCTTAACACTCCCTTTTCTTGTAATTCATGTGCTTTGATACCGCCAACTACAGGACCTATGCTGGCAAAAATTTGTTCACTTTCAAATTGTTCCTTTGGAACTGTCCCCGTTAATCCCCAACGTATACACGCATTATTTAGGTTCTGTGTTAATAATTTTTTAAGTACATCAGCTTTTGCCATGTGTACTTCGTCTACAATGACTGTCTTGACTTCGTCTAAAAATTCTGCCAATGTTAATAAATCGTGTTCTTGATTTTTACTTTTTTTATCTAAGATGTTTAAACTTTGCCATGTGCATATTGTATGAGTCTTACCTAAGTCTTTTCGATCTCCGTAATATACACCTACGTCTAATCCTACGTTAACAAAGTCTTCTTCTGTTTGTTCTACAAGACTTTTATTAGGTACAATAGTAATTGTTCGACCAAGTGATTCACACAATTGACTAAGAGTCGCTGTAGTAATAGTTTTGCCAGCACCAGTTGCAATCTCTTGTAAACTTTGTGGATTTTCTAAAAATGTGTTAATAGCATCAACTTGATAGTCACGTAATAAAATAGGTTTACCTGCATCTGGGTGTCCCTTTGGCCAGACTTTTCCTTGATCGGCCCAGTATGTTTCTGTTACCTTAGTGAATGCTAGATTAGCTGGCTGTCGTTCGTCCTCAACCTCGCTAATATCTATATTAAAGTTTGATAATACTTCGACTATTTTTTCTAATTGATTAAGATAGCCTGATCCGCCAATACCAAATAAACTTACAGATCCGTCCCAACGTCCTAAGCGGTATGAAGGTCGATATCTTGCAGTAGGGTCTTCATACTTAAATGTATTTGCCAGTTTACGTCTTGCTTCAATTGGCAACCCTTCTAACTTGATATTCACCTCATCTTTGATAATTAATTTGCATGATGTCATATAAAAACATTATATTACTTTTTTTGTAATAAGTCAAATCTTTAATCTTAAAATTGGTAAGCCTTGAGCTATTTCTTCCGTAGTCCATTCGGTATGACAAAACTTTTCTAACCATTCATCTCTTCTTGGTCTTATTGGATTTACTACAGTTGAAAGATCTAAGTTCCCTACTGGAGCAGCTAGACTAGTACTATCAACAAATGCCGGAACTCCATTGATAATACTTAAAATTCCAGTGTTCGATGAGGGGTTTATCACTGCCCATGCGTTTTTTAGATCCTGATCAAAATTAAAGTCATCATAGGTACCTGATATTTTCTTAGGCAAATTTATTTTTACATCTTTGTAAGAAAAATTTGCAGCCCAATGCCAGTCACGGGGATGAGGTCTCACTACAATAGGCATATCTGTATATTGTTTGACCTCTGAAATAGTGTTTCTTAACCAAATTTCAGGGTTGGGAAATTTTTTCCATTGTTCACTTTTAGTATGTTGACCACAAATTAAAATATATTTTCCATTCATGGTCCATGCCAATAATTTTATCCCTAGTTGTTTTGATCTATTAGGTATAAGATCCTGAGAGTCACCAAAAAATCCTAAATTATTCACATGATCGAGACCTACTCTCCATGTTCGGCCTCGATCAATACATCCCACTTCTAAAACAATAATTTTTTTTCCTATTTTTTTTGCCTGATTCCAAACTTCTAAATTAGAACGCATCCTACCGTGCCATAACACTGACCATATCACATAGTAATCTGCTGAAAAATCGTGGTATGTCACAGTATGACCTAGTTTTTTTGCACCAATAGCAAAGGCTTCAAACACTGACTTTGAGTTCAATGCACCGTATTGATTAAAAATTGAGATAGTCGCCATAAACTAAATATTATAATAGTATTTAATGGGGATTCCATGCCAAAATATGCGGTTGTAACAACTTTTCACGCCAAAGGATACGAGCAATATGCTCAAAAATTTATAAAAACGTATCTTCAATCCTGGCCACAATCTGTAACTCTTTATGTGTATACTGAGGATTGTGAAATTGTTGAAACTGCACCAAATTTAGTAATTAGAGACCTACACCTATCCAGTCTGCCATTGGTGAATTTTAAAAATAAATGGAAAAATGTGCCAAAAGCAAACGGTGATGTTTCAAAAGATCCAATACGAAGCCGAAGACGAGACGCCGGTAAGGGATTTAAGTGGGACGCAGTAAGATTTGCTCATAAAGTATATAGTATTTTTCATTGTGCCGAAAATTGTGATGCTGAAATTTTAATCTGGATGGATGCAGATATGGTATGTCATACTCCCATTGCAGAAACTATGATTAATTCCTTGATTCCACATTCAATTGACCTAGGCTTCCTTGGTAGAGAAGGAAAATTTAGTGAGTGCGGATTATACTCCATGAACTTGACCAGCGAACGTACTAAAAAGTTCTTAAGAAATTTTCAAAAGTACTACGATGATGCAGAAAATGGAATTTTTACCTTGGACGAGTGGCATGATAGTTTTGTTTTTGATGCTGTGAGAAATTTACAACCTCTTGTTGAAATAAATTGGGCAAAAGGTATTATAAAAGGAGAAGGTCATCCGTTAATTAATAGTGCATGGGGAGCATATCTTGATCATCTTAAAGGAAAACGTAAAGAATACGGTAAAAGTTTAAAAGATGACCTAGTAGTAAGTAGAAATGAGGTATATTGGCGATGAAAAGTTTTATAATTTGTCTTAGTAAGATTGAATCTTCTCTTACTACTGCAAATAATCTCAAAAAACAATTAGATGAATTTAAAATGCCGGCAGAACTGTTTGAAGGTACCTACGGCACTGATGCAGTAGAAATGATGAGTAAAGAAAATAGGAAGGTACACCCATTTGGAATTAAAGGTCCTAACCCTAGACCCACAGTAGTGGAAGATTCAGAAAAAGAAGATAGAAAAATAGCAGTTCCGGGCGTGATGGGATGTTTTTACAGTCATTTTAGACTTTGGTGGGAATGTATAAAATTAAATGAACCTATATTGATATTTGAAGATGATATAGTATTAACAAGACCGTATATTCCTGTTGATTTTAAAGATGTTCTTGTAGTGGCATTAGGTCATCCTACAAAAAGTGAAAGATTTTTACCTTACTTACATGACCCAACCGGTGTTCCCCAGGCATGTGAATATAGTTTAGCATCTATGCCAGGATGTTGCGGATATGCTATTAAACCAGCTGCTGCTAGAAAGCTTGTGCATACATATACGAATACATATTTGCCGGCAGATAATGCTATCAATCAACATCATGTAACAATACAAATTCATAATCACATCATGGGAATAGCACTAATTAAAAAAGACGGTAAGCAAAGTCTTACTAGAACAAAATTTTGGGAAACTTATAATAATGATTAATATAGATTGGGAATCTAAAACTAGAGTAGAATTGCTGTTACATTTAATTCAAAAAAATTCTTATTCAAGTTATTTAGAAATAGGATGTGATAAAAATCAAGTTTTTAATAAAATTCATCTTGAAAATAAAGAGGGGGTTGATCCTAATAGAGGAGGAACTCTTAGGATGACTAGCGATGAGTTTTTTAATAACGATTTTAGAAAGTGGGATTTAATTTTTATTGATGGTCTTCACGAATATCAGCAAGTTTCAAAAGATGTTTTAAATGCTCTAGATAGATTAAATGACAATGGAACCATTGTCATCCATGATATGTTGCCTACAACACCTTCTCAAGCAACACATAGACCAACTGAACGATATTGGTTAGGTGATGTTTGGCGATTAGGATTTGATTTAATGGAAAGGTCTGATATTAAATTTAATATTTTTAAATTTGACTTTGGTTGCGGAATCATAACTAAATCTCCGCAAAATTCTTCTTTAGTTGTTGGGAAAAACGAAACTTGGGAGTTTTACGAACAGAATTATCTAAAACTTCCTTTAATTACTTTTAATGAATATTTTAATCATGCATCAATCTAGTCTTAATAATATGAAAAAAATGTTAGATACGATTCTAACAAAAGAATTTACTAACCAACCTAGAAAAATTTTAGATTATGGCGGTCGACGAATAGACGGGCATGATTCTTATTTTTCTTTATTAAAAGACATACCCAACTTAACATATGTTAGTGTTGATATAGAAGCAGGTGAGGGTGTAGATCTAGTTATGTCAGATCCATATAGATGTCAACTTGATGATCAAACAGTTGACATTATTATTACAGGACAAATGTTTGAACATTGTGAATTTTTCTGGTTAACTATTCAAGATATGGCAAGATTATTAAGGCCAGGAGGTTATGTGTGTGCTATTACTCCATCCGCTGGACCTGTACATAGATATCCTGTTGATTGTTGGCGGTTTTATCCTGATTCATATTCTGCTCTTGCTAAATGGGCCAAATTAGAACTTGTTGATTCGTGGCATGACTTATCCGGTAAATGGTGCGACCAAGTAGGCCTACTAAGAAAACCTTTATGATTAGTATTTTAACGCCGAGTAGAAGCAGACCTCAGTTAGCTAAGAGGATGTATGATTCTGCTAAGAAATTTGCAAGTCAAGAAATAGAAATTTTGTTTTTTCTTAATGAAGACGATCCTTTATTACAAGATTATATTTCTTTTCTAAAGGATGGCGAATATTTAATAGGTCCAAATCAAAGCACCTGTTATAGTTGGAATCTTATGGCAAAACAAGCTAAACATGATATTTTGTTTTTAGTAGGTGACGATGCCCAGTTTGAAACATTGTCGTGGGATAAAAAAATACTTGATGCATTTAATCTTTATCCTGACAAAATAGCATGTATCTATCCTAAAGTTCCTACGTTAGGAAAAAATAAATGCCCGCATTTTTGTCTACATAAAGACTGGATTCGTGTATTGGGTTATTATTTGCCTCCGCATTTTTATCATTGGTATGTAGATACCTGGATTAGAGCACTAGCACAGGCTGTAGGTAGATTTCATTGTCTTTTTGATTTTGAAATGCCAATAGAAGCAATTAAAGATAATGTTTCTAAATCATATCACAATTCTTGGATGAGGGAACGCGACGACTGGATGTGGGAAGTAACTTCTAGGCACCGTGCTTCTGACATTGAAGCATTGACTAGTTACATTCAATCTTTTAAGAAATAAATTTTTTCATATGTGACCAACATTCACCAGATTTTAATTCATCAAAATTCCAGTGGAACATAGATAATCTTTCAACCCAAGATTGACGATCGTATAAGATTGGATTTTCAATACTAGATATTTTTATATTAGCTATCTCTTTACATTGGCTTTTTTCAATATCAGTGATAAAAATAGGAACACCCTCTATAGCTGCTCCTACCGAAGGGCTAGAATTATGATTAACTGCTGCCCAACAATTTTTTAAATCATCTACTAAATTTTTATTGTGGCTTAGTCGAACACGTTTTGACCATTTGATCTTACACTGTGGACTATTTGGATCTAGGTAATGCTTTGCAGCCTTGTCGCCTGGGTGAGATCTAACAACGATTGGCCGGTCTGTGACTTTTCTTAAATCATGGATAACACTGTTAACCCATTCTTGAACATCATAGGTTCCCATGCTCCAGCCGCCATTTCTTTGCAACATCAATAGAATATGATCGCCATTAGATCTATAATCTTTAAGATTTAAATCTAAATTTTTACTAATTTTTTTCCAGCGAGTTGGATCAATAACATTGTCACAGTAAATTCCAGTATTTGGAAACACACCATTGAAGCTATATCTCAAATAATGCAAAGGATTGGTAGTATTTGCATATAAAAACAAATTGCTGTCTACTGCTACAACATATTTTCCAAATCTCTGAGAATTATTAATAACATTATATCTTAGTAGTAAATGATTATTAGTATTAGGTTTTTGATCAACCCAGCCTTGAATTACAGACACGTCAGCATTAACACAGTTAAGAGATCTTACATCTACAACTGTGTCGCCTACTGCTCTAACTCCTTGTCCGTAAAAATTTAACAAATCAACTTTTTCTTGATTTTTTAAATTAGGTACAGAACTATGATATATTGCTACATTCATAATAACAAATTAATTTGCTTCCAGTAGTTTTCAGTTGCAGAAATACATTCATTTAGTGCATTAACATTAGGTTCTATACTTTCCACAACATCCTTCCAATTTTCCTTTTTTCCTAAAAATCTAGGCGGATGTTTCATTAAAAGAAATTTGTTACTCCATTGTCCAATAACAATTACTTTTTTACCTAATAATGTTCCCCAGTATGCACCGTGATAACTGTTTGTAAGAATAGTTTCGGCACTACCTAATAATTCAATTGTCTGTTCAATATTTGATCCACTATTTACAAAGCGAGGTATAGAATCGTCTCCGAAGTCTTTTATTAATTGTTTTTTATGTTCGAACCAAATAACTTTATTTTTAATGGTATGTTTTTTTCTCAAAGTTGGATGCATACAACTTGCACAAGGCACCCATTGGTGTTTCATATTTGTAAATACATCTCGAAGCCCAACAAGTTTAAAATTTAGTAGTCCAGTTGGATATTCAGGGCTTTGAGAATCTTCTGTAATTGGGCTATTGAATCCAGCACCCCATACAAATTTACTCATCTCTGGATATTCAATTTTTTGAAGATATTCGTATAACAGATTTCTATATTTTTCCATAAATTCACTATGGTCTTGAGCATAATTAGAATTTTTTAAATTCCACGAATCAAGCCACATTCTTTCTAATTCTAATCTATCTGCAGGATATAATATTTCTTTAAAAATATCTCCTATGAACTCGTTATTAAGAAGACCTCCGCCGCCAACAATTAATGGAATATTAGGATCTATATACGACTCTGATATTTTTGTTACATCGACTACATTATATTCATCATCTTTTAAAAAATATTGTAGAGGATTACTTGCCATGTCTCCTACATTATTGTTATCAACGCGATGGGCCACTGTAAATTTTATTTTAGACATTAATTATGCTCCAGGCTTTTCCAGTAATTATTTCATTATCAGTAAATTGATTGTACGTCAATGTTCGCTTCCAGTGCTCAACTAAATGATCATCTGGATAATATGGGGTTTCTATTTTAGAAATGTCTGATAGAGATACGATACCTGCTGCACTTGGCGCCAAGACAAAAGATGGTATCCCGTATGCTACTGCTTCTACTGCTGCTATACTATTATATGTTACTACTGCAAATACATCTTGATTAAATGCATCGTATATAGTATTTTTTCTTACTCTTTCTGATCGAGAAGATTTTTCTCTAATTATGATTTGCTTATCTGTATATTTTTTAATTTCATTAATAGTGTCATTCAGCCATTGAGTTTTATCAATTTCGTAATATTTACAAGGTTTTTCAGAAGGCGCTACTAATAAAATATTTTTACCGGTTGTTTTCCATCCTTTCCAAATTAATTGGGGATCAGATTTTTCTAAGATATTAAGTCTGTCTCGTGAATAGGAAAACGACACATTACAATTTTGAAGATTATTTTTAATTATCCTATGCCATTTTTTAATTCCTAGGGGATTTCCTGGACTAGGATAATTTCCAAAATAACCAGTATCTATATAATAGAAAGGTCTGCCGATGTTAAAACATTCTTCTATATATTTTTTCTTTAATATACCCCTAAACGCCAAAGGAATATCTTTTTTATCAAAGTCTTTAGTTACAGAACCTTTAGTTGATTTTATAAAATGGTCTAAAACTAAATTCATTTGATATTAATTTGTTGGCAGTATTCTGTAAAAATTCTTTCTCGATGCCACTCTTCTGACATTGGAGTATCTGCAAATTCGTGAAAACAAGGAGTACCTAGTGTATAATGAAGTAATTTTGCATCAGGATTTGTACCGTATTCATCCGGTAACCAATTCCATTCTTTTGGCAACTCTCCTATTCTTGAATCATCTAGCCAAGTAAATCGATGGAGTTCTGCACCTGTAGCTTGCATAACAAACTCAGGAGTTAATTTTCTGTTAGGAAAACTATTGCAATTCCACAAAATTACACTTGACCAATTTTTTCTAGGATAATCTTCGTTCTTAGAGCCAAGATACTTTTCCTTCATCTTAGTTTTATAATCGTGTTTTACAACCATTACATCACATCCTATAGACTGTGCATCCCATAGTTCTGCAATGTCGCCTCGAACAATCATGTCTCCATCTATGAATATTGCCCAGCCTTGCCATTGCATTAAATATGGAACTAAAAATCTTGTATAGATAAAATGATTACTTCCGTCGTTATGCGTTTCTGTATAGTCTTTAAACATATTAAGAGCTACTGGAATCAATGCTACGGGTCTAGAAGAATTTCTAATTATACTATTAGCGCATGTATGATATGCAATTGCCTCTCTAGGATCATACCCTATGAAAACCGGAATAATATCTCTCATTTTCTTTCTATATCTTCCTCAGTACAGATACTACCGTACTGTATTTCAACAATTTTCAAAGGCTCATTTGATGGATTACATAATTGATGCCATTGAGATGTGTTTATGTGCAAACTTTGATGCTTATGATACACTCCTAAAAATTCATAATCTGAACTTCTATTTACAGTGTATACTTCAGCAGTGCCCTCTATAATAAACCAATGTTCTGCTCTATTTTCATGACGTTGCATACTTAATGATTGTCCAGGCTCAACTGTTAATTCTTTAACCTTAACTTCTTGGCCGCTTTCATGAAGAACTCGATAGTACCCCCATGGACGTTTTGTTTTTGGGGACTTCCACTCTTGTAATATCCAACTGCTTGAATTTTTTTTATTATCTCCGCCAACACCAAATTGAAATTCTAGATTATCGTCAATAATATCCATTTCTGGAATATTAGACAATGTTCGATCTCCGCCATTGACAAAAATAATTTTATCTTCTGGAAATTGTTGTCTAAGTTTTAAGATGGCATCTTTTGCACTACCGTCAGTGTCGTCAAACTCTATAGTGTAATCTACGGCAAAAAGCCCTGATACAACTGCTTGTCTTTCTTCAAAAGGCATAAAAGGTGTACCTTTTTTTCTAGTAAGCCAAGCATCAGAATTTAAGCCAACTACTAACATGTCGCCAAACTCACAGGCAGCTTCAAGATATTTTATGTGGCCGGAATGTAGAGGATCAAACCCTCCTGTAGCTAATGTAATTCTTTTCATATGTTTAAAATTATAAAATACGGTAATATTTATCTACGCAGTTAACTATAAATGCTGATATGAAAAGAATCGTTCAGATTTTATTAGACCATTTAACGGTAAATATTAAAGAGAGAAAAATGGCACTAAAATATCAAATATTAGTCAACGAGTTTGATGAACCTTTTATCAAAGGTTGGGAGCGTTTTACAGGACGACTAATTCATATCTTTGATATATCGAAAGCAGATCCGGGTATACCATTAATAGTGCCTGCAAATCCGTTAGGATCAATTGGAGAATGGATGAAAGCAAAGTATCCATTTATTGCAGTCAATCGTCCCTATCTTGGATCTTGGGTTTCAAAACGTAGAGTAGCAGTCAGGGTGAGTATAAATTCTTTTGCCCCGACTAAATTAAAATCAATTCCCTATTCTCGATGGAATACTACTAGATTAGAAAAACAGCCCTGGAAAGTTAAAGAAATTAAAAACGTATTGATCGCTCCAAGTAGAAAAAGTCAAGGAATTTTTACAGGAGTTGATATCACAGAATGGTCTGAAAAATTAAAAATATTTTTTGAATCACAGGGTGTAAATGTAAAAATTAGATACAAGGTTGGTAAAAAAGGAGTACAACATTACGGAAATCCTAGTGTTGGATTTAAAGGCGTGTTTGGGTTTGACGGCGATTTTGAATGGGCAGATTTAGTTGTTAGTCATAGTTCTGCCATCACATCAGAAGCATTCTGGTACGGTAAAAAAGTTATTAGTCTAGGCCCGTGTCCAACTTGGATAGCATGTGAAAGTACATTAGCCAATTGGAGAGATCCGTTAGAACCAGTTAATAGAGATGTATGGCACGAACATGTTGCATGGTGTCAATATAATGTAGATGAATGGTACGACGGTAGTGCTCAAGAAAAAGCCCTGTTTTACCAGGGCCATCCATACGAAGTTCCGCATGATGAATTGTTTAATAATTCACAAGGTAGCATCTTCCATGCCGGCAACCCTTAGTTTTACTATGTTAGTAAGCTGCCATTGTTTCTGATCAAGAGCTTTAGTTATTGCTAGCCATTTATTTCGAAGTAAGGCAAACTCATTGATAATTTTTTCAAAATCAACTACATCTGCCTCACCTTCTACATATTTTTCAACATCTCTGCTAGTAAGAGCACGTTGATAGTTTTCAAGATATTTTCGAAAATGTTGACTTCTTAATCTACGCAACTCGATATTTAAATACTCAAGAATTGCTTCAATTTCTTGAAGCTGACCAAATCTATGTTCTACAATTCCAGGCATGTTTGCACTAGCTCTTTCAATATTACCAGAAATTTTTACTTCTATCCTGGCATCGTTAAGCTCGTTGTTATAATACTCGACAGCATCGGGTATGTAGGATATATCTTTAGATATTTTTGAGTACCAAGTCATAATTAATAGTTGTCTTCGTCTTCCCAGTCCTCATCTTGATCTTCATCCTTAATATCAAGATAATATTCAATCGCCTGATCAAGAATGTCATCGACTCCCGTAGCTGCTTCAAATGTTTTGTCGCTAACTCCGTAATCAGCTAACAAATCAATATAACGCTCTGCTACTGATTCTTGTTGTTTTTTATCGATGTGTTCTTTAAACAACATCCAGATGTCGGCTAATTGATTTTCATTCATTTATTAAGTCTCCTCAACGATCTCACTATTTTTTATTCTATGTGGGTTAATTTTATATTCTTTCATAACTGTATCAAGACACCCGTCTTCGTTACGTTCCCATTCTTTGCGATAATATTTAACAATTTCACCGTCATTTGTAGTAAACGCTAGTCGATTACCGTCTTTTAGTAACAATGATTTTCCTTCAAACAAATCAACTAATCCACTATAAGGATTCATACCAGTTTCATAAGGAATTTTAACTTGTACACTTTCAAAAGGTTTAGCGTAGCGTGTCTTCATGATCTTACATGCAGCACGAATACCTTTCACTTCGCTAATCTTGTTGCCATCTTCGTCTTCTTTTAATTTTAATTTCTTCATGGCAACTACGATACTACTTGCATAAATGAATCCTTGTCCGCCTGAGATCTTGTCATCAGGATCAAACATGTCCTGACTTGCATATGTGTGATTTGTACAAACCAATCCAATGTTTAAACTTCCAAACATGTTTACACAATTACGAACCAGTGCTGTAAGTGCTTTAGGTTTACGACCCATATCACCTTTAAGGTCGCCAGCGTCAAATTGATTAACATCTGTAGGTGTGAGTAACATACCAAGGCTGTCTAATACAAATAGGACTTTGGGTCTGTTTTCTTCTGGTAAATTTTTGTATTCTTTAACAAATTCAGAAATCATCTTAGCAACATCGTCGATCATTGCCATGTTTAATTTAAGTAATTTGTCTTCGCTAGTATCAACGCCTAGTGCATGTAGCCATGCTTCATCTAATGCGTTTTCTGTGTCAATTAGAATGACATAGATACCTTGTTCTTGTGCATTTTTTACGAGATTCCCTGAACAGATAAAACTTTTACCTGCGCCTGATTCTCCAGCAAACACTGTAACTTTCCCCATCGGAATACCTTTGCTAAAGTCTCCGCTGATAAGATAGTTGAGTGCATAGTTGTTAGTGCTGATCCAATCTGTAGGATCTTGAAATCCAACGGATATACCGTCAATAGATTTAGTAATGCTTTTACGAAATTTTGATAAATCGAATGCCTTTGTCATAATGTTTGTCCCTATTTAAAAGTAATAATATATTAATAATCAACTAATGTCAAAATAATTGATTATCTGCCTGCAATTTTTTTAAGTTTTTCTTTGTACATCTCAAAAAGTCTATCTTCATGATCGTACATATCGCCTGTTTGTGCAAAAATTTCAGCACTGCTTTTGTTTACACAATTCATTAAATCTAAGCCAATAGTTTTTAAAGGACCTAGTCCCCACATAGCCCATCGTGATTGTGTTTTTACATAACGGTTTAATTCGCTGGCTAAGTTATAAGCTTTAATAAAACTCATATCTCCCCATTCCCAATACAGTGGGTATTTCTTGCTTGGCCAGGTTATTCCTTGTTTTTCTGCGCTTAATTCCCATACTCCTTGTTTTTCATTTTCTACCATCTGTAATGTCATGAACCAAAAGAATCCTAACTTTGTAGTTAATAACCAGTCGGCAGTTTCATACAAATATTCTTTTGGAACATTTGGTAATCCGGCAATCAAGCTTACGTCTATGTGTGTGTTCGGCCATTTATCTTGTAAGTGTAACAGAAAGTCTTTACCTCTTTTAGAACTCCACGGCTTTTTAACTAATTTTGCACCGTCCGGATGAAAAGTTTCTATTCCAAATAATGCACCTCGTTGACCACACTCGTGTAAAACATCTTGCGTCCACGGGTGTGCATCTAGTAAGTCTGCTCTGTTGTATGCTAAAAATTCTAATTTAAAAGGTAACTTTTGATATACTTCGCCTAATCGTTCAATTCTATCATTATTTGCATTGAATGTTTCATCAATAAAATAATAGTTCGTCGTTCCGAATCGTTCATACATTTCTGTGAATTCATCGACCATAAGACTAATATCTTTTTCGTCTGCTCCGGGACGTTTACCTAAATTAGGACTGCGACAAAAGGGACATTGAAATATACAACCTCTTCCCCACTCAATTGGCAAAGTTTCCCCAGGTAGAATACAGTCATGTTCTTTATAAACAAATCTGTGACTACTGATATCAAACTTTTTGCGATTAATTTTTGTTATACCAGTTTGTTTGCTAAGTTCATCCATCAACTTTAGTAGACCGTCTTCGCCGTACGCATCAGTAGTAGCAAAGTCAAATAAATCTACGCCTACAATATGATCATGAGCTCTAGGACCACCTAACTGTGTTTTTATATTCGGAAATTCTTTTTTTAATTCTGTAATTGCAATTTTGATATTTTCTGGTATACTTTCAACTCGACTTTGTTGTCCAAGATCGGCATTCCATGTCGCCCACATTGTACTACTCACGCCAATTAACATTGTATCTTTGTCAATGAACATTTTTGTATGTTCTATTAGTTCGTCAGGCGAGAACAAGTGAGTGAACTCAATTACTTGACAAGTATAACCATGTTCTTCTAACCATCTGGCAAGAATATAACAAGCTACTGGTCGCCAAATAAAAGGACGATAGCCAAGTTGACTATAAAAAATTACATTTGCCATTACGTTAGATAATTCCGTTGAATAATCATATCCCAATATTTCATTCGAGCTTTAATTGCCCGTAACGCTGCTTCTGTTGCTTCAACTTCGCGCTCAGGGTCTCCGGCACAAAGTTCTACTAGTAATCTTCTAGCTGCTGGACCGTGCTCATTGCCATCAATTTCAACATGTCTTGCTAGATACCAACGGAAAGTTGGACTAGGTATTTCCATAACTTCTAATTGATTTAACACAGATTGGAATTGTTCAGGTAAAAGATCTTCTCTACCTAATGCTAATGCAGAGCAAATAATCCAAGGTTTATCACTGTCTACAAAACTTTTAGTCTCTGACATAAAGAATTTTGCAGGCTCAGGTACGCTTGGATGATTAAGTGCTTCCTCCCAACCAACTTCGGCAACCAGATTCGGCCATTGTTTAATCCAAGTAGTGTCCATGCCAATTTCTTCCATGGCTACAATATAGCTTTCAAAATGGCTTAGGTGTTTTACACCGTCAACTGTTATATCGCTTTCTTCTCCAAGGATAATTTCATTTACCCATCGACGAGATTCTGCAGAGTATTTTGGAACCCACGGGCTACCGCTAGGCGCAAGATGATGCTGTAGTTGTTTAGTAAGACACATAAAATCCCAAACAGCGTAGACATGATTTTCCATAAAGACTTTTAGATCGTCTAGACAACCTATACTTTGTCTTGCTGTTAAAGGGTGTTGTCGCAATTTCCATTGCGCTTTTTCAATTAGTTTCCAGTCCATAGTCATAATAAAAAATAGGATACGAATAAATCCGTATCCTATTTATGCGTATTACTTTTGACGGCTGCGAATCATTGCAAGAATGTCTTCTGCTTTAGTACTAGAAGTAGTTGTAGATTCTTCTTTCTTAGGAGATTTTGCTGCTGGTGCTTCAAAATCATCTTCTAAGTCCGGACTAGTTTGAGGAGTACTAGGTGCTGCTGATTTAGCTGTGTTAGGATCGCCGGTATTAGAGCTCACACCCGCTGGACGGTAATATTGTCCCCAACGTTCCATGTCAAATGCTTCGCCATCAACACTTGCTTCAAACATTTCTTTGATTACTTTTAGCTCAACATCGGTTGGCTTCTTAGGCAAGTAATCATTAAGATTAAATAGCCCGTGTGCTTGAACAGCAGCTGATTCTGCTTCTTCTAGTGGTCGTTCACGACGAGCCCACTTACTAGTTGAGTAGTCAGCATAGCCACCTTTACTGGTTTTAGCAATACGGAAGTCTACTCCGTTTACGTAGTCAGTTGGCAAGTCGTCCATGTCTGGATCCATCAATGCCGCACGAATAAGTTGGAAGATCTGTGGACCAATGATAAATCTACGAATTAGATTTTCTGGCTTTTCTTCTTTCATTGGATCGTCAACTACAAAGCCCTGGAAAATATAAGATTTTTTCTTCCAATACTTACGCCCCATATCCTCAAGATTAGGATCCTTAAACCAAGGACGCACTTCTGAAAGAATAGGACATACATTTCCTGGTCCGTACATTTCCATGCATGGAACTTGTACAATGACATTTTTGCTTTCTGCATCTCCCTTGATTCCAGCAAAGGGAAGTTTGATCATTGCACGTTCTACCCAGAAGAATGTGTTATCTGTGTTGCCATCGGGTAAAAAGCGTACTGTTGCTTCTTGACCTTCTTTGAGATTCCAGAATGGATAAATTGAATTATCGCCTCCGGTTTTGTTGTCGCCGCTACCGCGGGATTCTTGTTCTTTTAATTTTGCTCTGATTTCAGCTAAAGTTGCCATGGTTATCTCCTATTGTTAGCCTATATTTGCCTTTAGTTTGTTTGACACCTATCAAACAAAAAACGCATACATGTTATTGTATGCGTTTTTATTTAGTCTTGCAAGAGAAATAACAGACTTTTTTCGCCGTTTTTAATTTATTCCTGCCATTTTTCGAAGTTTATCAAGTAGGTCTTCTTTTTGAGTTTGAGCACCTTGTCCCATTTTAGGCTGAACAGATTGTGCAAAATTTCCACTTTGTGGTTTAGGTTGGGGGAGACCGCCTTGTCCCATTTTAGGTTTCATATCCCTAGGGCCTGTAATATCCCCAGGGCCTGGCGGTTGCGTCATTTTGCTACTGTCTTGACCAGGTGGAGTCTGTCCAAGCCTACTGTTATCTGGTTGACCAGACTGACCACTTACTCCTTGTCCTGCCTGCTGCCCTGATTTAAAATTGGAGGCTAAATCTGATACACCTTGACGAATATTACCAACTGTGTCTTTTACTCCTTTTTGAACTTTTCCAACTACGTTGCCTGCTTTGTAAGCTAGTTCATCTCCGAATCCTTCTTCTTGACTTGAAAGTCCGGATAATTCACGAATTCTTCTAAGATCTGCTCTAGACTCTAGTTCGTTAACAACATTCTTTGCTTTTGAAACAGCACCTTCACCAAATTTTTTCTCACAGGCTATTAACACACCTGTTTCACCTTTAGGAAATTTACCTGTTTCTGCATCAAACATACTTTTAATAAATTCAATTAACTCTGACTCATTATTGTGTTGGTCATCTTGATCAAAGAAACTTTCAATTTGAAATCCGGCTTTGGTAATTGCTTCACCTAAAGATAAATCAGTTCCGCCAAAATTAATTATTGTGCTAGGTGTTGCGCCAGCCAGTCTAGCCTTTTCGATCAAGCGTTTTAAATTTTCTGCCATTGCTACTCCTGGTGTCATTGGTAGACTAGGTGGTACTGCTGCTGCCGGATCAGGTGCAGGCGCTGCTGCAGGTTCAGGTGCTGGTGCTGGTTCTTGAGCACTTTGATATAATATATCTGCTACTTTTTCGCTAATATCGTTTACTTCTTTTTCATCTAGTAGTTCCATATCAATAGCCATGTCTGCTACCATACTTCTTAAACCTTCTAATGCCTCTTCAGGAATCCCTGAAGATTCTCCTTTAAGAATATCAGTAATGCCAACACCTTGATTCAACTGATCAACTATTATTTGAGCAGCGTCTGGGGTTATTCCTGCAGGAATCTCAGGAGGAGCTTCTTGTGTATCTTTTTCTTCTTCTTCTGTTTGTATAGAATTAATGTAGCTAATATAACTTTCTAATTCTGGTGCTTCGCTGTGGTCAATTCCTTCGTACTCTAATTCATCGTCATTGTCGATAATCTCACTGATATCAAGTTCTTTAACTGGTATTTCTGATTCGTCAACAAGTTTATAGATGTAAGGAAATACAGTTTTTAATTCTTCGTTAAATGTTTTAATAGTTAATCTATCAATCCAATCATTCATAATTTCTTCAGGAACGTCTGAATCGTTATTTTCAGTAAATGATTCAGAGAATGTTTGATAGTAACTATTGTTCTGCAAATGATGAATTTCTTTTTTAATTTGATCAATTCTTTCAATTACTTTTGTATGTACGGTGCTCATAGACTCAGAAATTGTTGGGCTACGATCAACGTAATTTTTAAAGAATCGTAACTTTGATAATTCTTCAGATAGTCCAATCACATAGCGGCCAATTGAATCATAAGGGGTGCCGCCTTCGCCAATATGTTGTGCTAGTGCTCGTGCGCCGTTAAGGTGTCTTAAGGGATACTTAAATCTTTCACCTTGTACATTTTCAATATAAATGCTTTCAATTCTTTGTGTTCTTCCCGCAGGATGATTATAGTTTACTGGAGCACTGTGCCTAACAATAATTGTGCTGTTACCTAAATCTTGGTAACTAGTTTTGCTGGTGCCGAACAATTTACTTTCACTCATGTTTGTTTCCTTTTGACTGGACATATATTCTTTATCTCTTTTATCTAATGATTGTTTGCTAATATCTCTAACATTAAAGTCTAACAAATGCTGTCTTGCACATTCTCGTATTTCTTTTAGAAAGTTAAACCATTTTTTCTTATTGAAGTTTTTTTGTCCTTGTGTAATATCATTAGGGTAAATTACAACAACTCCATCCTCAGAAGAAACATCAATGTTTACTAGTCCAAAAACAGCACCATTTACTACATAGTTAAACTCAAAAAAACGGGCTTGCTCAGGTTTAATTGTAGCATTTCCCTGAGCATCTTCCATTTTTATTTTAGGAATCTGTGATCTAATTTGATCAAACAGACTCTTAGCAATTTCGTCAAGATTTCGTTCCATAATGATATTTATCCTAGAAATGATGAAATGTAGATCGGCATTGGCGGCTCAAATTGCTCATCATCGTTGAGGTCGTTGCTACTGAAATTTTCAAATACTCTTGAATCCCAATCAGACAGTACTTGGCTCATACGTACTATAAGTAATAGGGCACTAACTAAGTCATCTGTTTCACCAACTTTTGCTTTAAAACTTATACCCTGTGCAATAAATGCTTTTAATTCAGATATTAAAGGTTTGCTGTATATCTTCATTTTACCTGATTCTATTAGGTATTTTAGTCTAGCACTAGCAGATATTTTACTCTTATGTGTTGTATTAAATCCCTTGCGAAACTTACGTACATGTCCTTTACGTATAGGCTCTGCTATAAATAACCCAGGTATATTTTCTTCACCTACGTCTTTAATACACACTAACGCTGCTTCACCTACTGTATTATTTTCAACACTCCAATAGATATTTCCTGAATTTTCTTCCCCTATGCAATCTAGAATATACTTTAAGATGTCTCTTAAAATTCTAATTTGCCCCTGGACTGGAGTTATGTTGTGCTGCCATTCGGCAATTTGTTCAAATTTTGGGAGTTCAAATACTTGTATAGCAGCATAGTTGCCGCCGGTGCCTAATGCTGGGTCGAGTGCGATTGCATAGATACCATCTTTTGTAGGTGTTTTATACCACCTTGTTTGTCCCATCCTTAGACTCGGATCTTTCCCTTCAAGACCAGCAAGACAAATACTGTTAATTAAAGTTTCGTCGTATACTAAGAATTCGCAGTTATACTCTCGTCGGAATCGTTCTTCTCCAATACGATTACGTTCTTGTGTTGCCCATGCATCATCTCTATCTGGATGTTCGTTCCAATGACAAGTAAAAGGAAAAAACCCATTAATGCCAATCAGTTGCTCGTTACCGTATTCGTCAAATTTTTTGTTCGCTTCTTTCCAGATATTGGCAAAAGTATCTTCGTCGCTGTTAGGTGTACTAGTAATAATTGCCTTACCGCCAGTTGCCAGTGTCGGAGATATTGAAGTCCAGAATTCGTCGGCAATGTTAGGAGGCACAAATGCAAACTCGTCACAGTAGAGTAATGATATACTCATACCACGGCCAGTGTTGCCAGTAGTTGTAGTACTAACTATACGACTACCGTTGTCAAATTCTATACTACCTTTGTTGTAGTTAATAACACC